GTATTGGAATGGTGTAGCACAGGCAGATACGGAAACTTTAACAGGAACCGCTGATATTGATGCACTAGGTGTAAGAGCTACTGATGCAAACCCTTATGATGGCTTTATTACAGAAGTACAAATTTATGAAACTACCAGTGCCGCATTAACTGCTAATGTACATAACAGACTAGCAAGTTTATAAAATAAAAAATATGAATGATAAAATTTTAAGCATATCTTTAGAAACACAAACAGCTCCGATAGTCCAAGAGGTTAGAGGTAAAGACTATATCGAGTATGGTACGGATGACTGGAGAAATTTATATCCGCAATTTTTAATTGACCTTTACTACAACTCATCTACTCATGCTGCAATTATTAATAGCACCGCTGAAATGATTGCTGGTGAGGATATAATTATAGAAGCAGAGGAAGACGAAAATTTAGATATGTATGTTAAGCTAAAGAAGTTTTTTAGACACGTAAACGGCAAAGAATCTTTACATCAAGTAATTAAAAAATTAGCTTTTGACTTTAAACTACAAGGAGCTTACGCTATACATATTATTTGGAATCAAGAAAAAACAGAAATAGCTGAAATATACCATGTACCTGTTGAAAGGGTTAGAGCAGGAAGACCTAACGAGATGGGTAAGGTAGATACTTATTTTATAAGTGCTGACTGGTCAAATACTAGAACGCATAAGCCTTACGCAATCGCAGCTTTCAATTCTAAAGATAGGACTACTGCAAGTCAATTATTATATGCAGGCTCTTATAGTCCTAATATGGATATATACCATACACCAGACTACTTAGCTGCTTGTAACTGGGCTTTAGTAGATCAGAAAGTAGCAGAGTTTCACTTAAACAATATAGAGAATGGATTTAGTGGCTCGTATTTTATTAGCTTCGCAAATGGCATTCCAACAGCCGAAGAGCGTCAACAGATAGAACGAAGCCTTGTAGATAAGTTTACAGGGGCTAAAAACTCTGGTAAGTTTATTTTAACATTTTCAGACGATAAAACAAGAACTCCAGAGATAACACCTATAAGCGTAGCAGACGCAGACAAGCAATATCTAGCTTTACAAGAACTACTTGTACAAAACATCCTCACAGGTCATAGGGTGACTTCTAAGACACTTATGGGTATTGACTCGACTAATGGGTTCAGTTCTAATACAGACGAGCTTATAAACGCTGCAAATTTTTATGTACAAACTGTTGTAAGACCATTCCAGTTAAATCTACTTGACACTTTACAGACTATATTCTCAGTAAACAACATGGATTTAGAAGTTGGATTTATACAATTAAAACCAATTACTGTACAATTCGATTCTAAAACAGTTAGAGAGGTTATGACTCAAAATGAGATTAGAGAGGACTTAGGCTTACCAGCTTTAGACGAAACCGAGGAGGTTGTAGAAACTAAAGAAACTTTTAGCGAAGTAGGTATGGTTGATGGAAAACCTGTATTTAGTACAATAGAAGAGGCTAAGGCACACGCAGAGTCTTTAGGGTGTGAGGGGTACCATGAGCATGAATATGACGGTAAAACGGCTTATATGGCTTGTAAAGACCATTCTAGTGCAACTGAGCTTTCTAGCTTTATAGAAGAGTTTGGCGAAGACATACCAGAAGACATGGAGCTTATAGATGAGGAAGTAGTACATGGTGAACACCAAGATTTTAATTTTGAGGAAGAGTTAAACATATTAGCTAACGACAGATTAGAGTTAGCTTCAACTGGTTCTGCTTATCCTAATGCTAGAAGTGAGCAAGACGGAGTAAACGAAAGTTACAGCGATTTTTATAAAGTAAGATATGAGTACAAAGAGGATACTAGCTTGACAAATAAAACAGGAGAAACTAGACCTTTTTGCAAAAAAATGGTAAGTGCAGGAAAAATTTACCGTAAGGAAGATATTTTAAGAATGACTGATCGTACAGTAAATGACTATTATTACTCTGAGAGACAGTCAAGAAATATAGGTTGGGGTGCAGATGGAGACTTGCAATACTCAATCTGGCTCTTCAAAGGAGGTGGCAACTGTATGCATTACTTCAACCGTCTTATTTATAAAACATCTTTAAGAGGTGCAAAGTCAGACATCAACGACAGTCAGATAATTAGTGAGGCTAAGGCTAGATCAGAAGGTTTTACAGCTGAAATGAATGACGATTTAGTAGCAACAGCTCCAAAGAATATGATAAACAACGGATTTTTAACACCAAGATAACTATGGCATACATATTATTTATATCAGAACAAAAATTAAAAGACTCGACTGCAATTAACTTAAATGTAGAAACCAAAATTTTACTCCCTTATGTGCGTGAAGCACAGAAGCTCTTTGTGGAGAGTAAGTTGGGCACGCAGCTTACAGACAAATTGAAGTCTGAAATACAAGCAGGAACTCTAGCAGGAGCTTATAAGACTTTAGTAGATGACTACATAGGCGATATGCTTCCAAACTGGAGTTTTTATCATGCCATCCCCTACCTTAGATTTAAAATCGAGAACGGCAATATTTTTTCCAAGACATCTGAAACTGGCACTGCTTTAAGTACAGCTGAGGCTCAACACCTTAGAGAAGAAATAAGAAATACTGCCGAGTATTATACTGAGAGAATGATTAAGTACATAACTAATAATATATCTAGTTTTCCAGAATATAATACAAACTCAGGTGCAGACGTTAGTCCAGACCGTAATGCCTACTATGCAGGTATGAATTTAGAGAGACCTAAAAGACAGGGTAACAAATTGACTTTAAGAGACTTTTTAACGGCTGGAGACTAATGAAGAAATACTATAAAACAAAGACAATAAATATAACAAGGCTAAAATCCTACTTGGATAAGCTAAAAAATAAAAAAAATGACAGACCTAAAAGACACAATACAAGTAGGAGTAGCTAACGGATCAGCTATTGGCTTTAGCATAACAGACTGTAACGAAGTATTAACACTCGTTTCTCTGATGCTTGCCATTATATTTACTATATATAAATTTGTGAAATTTGAAAAATCTAAATAAATGGCTCGTAAAGTTGCTACGAACAATTATAAGTCTTCTAGAAAGAAAAGAAAAGGAAGACATAGCAAACAAGATAAAAACACCTATCGAGGTCAAGGGCGTTAACATATTAATAATCAGAGACACCTTGACTGAAGAGTCAACTATCGGTGAGCTTTTTTTAAATGGGGAGAAGTTTTGCGAAACTCTTGAGTTGCCTTGGCGTAGCAATCAAAGAAGCGTATCTTGTATTCCAGCTGGTCAATATAATGTAAGGCTTAGACTAGCTAGGGAATCAGCAACTAGAGACTATTTACACTTATTAGTACAAGATGTACACAACCGCTCGTACATCTTATTTCATAGAGGAAACAGAGCTAAAGACACTAGAGGGTGTATCCTCGTAGGACAGACTCGTCAACACGACTTTGTTGGTAATTCAACTTTAGCTATGGATTTACTTATGAAAGAAATAATAAATTTGGGTGGTGAAAATATTAATTTAATAATCAAAAATAGATAAAGATGAAAAAAACAATTTTAACGACAATAGTAGCATTATTCTGTTTAAGTGCTTCAGCACAATTCAGAGTAACAAGTGAAGTAAGCACACCAGCTGATGGCGATAGTTGGAGTATAGATAACTTTACTAATAACATAGGAGTTGGTTATGACATAAGCAATTCAGTAATGGTAGGTATTATTAAGAATGGAGAAGATTATGATCTTGCAGCACGCTTCAGCTTAAATGACAATATTTATTTATCAGTACAAGCTCCGCAAGAAGAAGCAATAGATAATCTTACTTTAGGTGTAGGAATTACAGTTCACTTATGGGATAATTTATATGTAGAGCCAAATTATACAACAAAAGATGATGAAGGTTCTTTTAATGTAGGACTATCTTATAGACTTTAATAATTAATAATAAATAAATAACTATGAAAAAATTTTTAGAAAAATACCTTATCGGTAAAATGTTTTCGTCTCGTAAATTTTGGTACACGGTAGTAGGTTGTGTAACAACTTTACTAAGTGATAGATTTGGCTTAAATCCTGAAGAAGTAAGAAATATTCTTATGAGTATCGGTGCTTTAGTAGTAGGCCAAGGAATTGCGGATGGAGCAAAGAGATAATCGTTTTAGATTAAAGCCTAATGAAATTAAGGCTATAAAAGATATGCGGAGACCCAAGGTAAATAGGCTTATCGTTGGTGACGTTCACCTACCATATACGCACCGAAATTATCTAAGTCACTGCATATCTATTTATAACAAATACAACTGTAATGCTGTTTCTTTTACAGGAGACATAATCGACTCACATTTCGCCAGCTTCCATCATACGTCAACTGAGACAGATGGTAAGTTTGAGTTGACAATGGCAATCGAACAAGTCAAAGACTGGTACGAAGTCTTTAATAACGACACCGTTCCTAATGGAATAACAATAACTTTAGGGAATCATGATTTAATTATAGCTCGTAAAGCAGAAGACTCTGGAATAGACAAGCGTTGGGTAAGAACTCTAAACGAAGTATTAGGGTGTCCTGACTGGATATTTGAAGAGCAATTTGTTCACGACAACGTATTATACACTCACGGGACTGGCTGCTCTGGTAAAGGAATTATGAAACGAGTTCAAAACTGGGGGTCTTCTATGGTGCAGGGCCATATACATACCCAAAGTTTCGTAGACTATACAGCGTCTCTTAATGATCTTAAATTTGGATTACAGTCTCCTTGCGGTATAGATTACAAATCTTTTGCTTATGGCTATGCAAAGTTCCACACCGCTAAACCTATACTTGGTTGTGCAGTTATTTTAGATAACGGTAAACTACCTATACTAGAACCTATGATATTGTAGTACCCGTTTGCTCTCTAAGGCACTTTCACAACTTTTTAATACCTATATACTAGACAGCACTTAAAGTCGCTAATATTATCAACAGTCTAATTGTTGATAACTTATTAACACTTTTTTGTTAATTACAATTATTTTATTATCTTTGCAGTACAAAACAGGTCGAGCAAAAGATGATTACTCAATAACTGTTTTCTAATAACAGATTTGCTCTTCCTGTTTTTTCACTAAGTATTAACTAAAACAGAAAAAAATGAAATACAATTACAAAATGCTTGAGGCAACTAATAAAGACGAGGCTATTGTCTCTATATTAGACGCTGTTAAGCATAACGCGGTATGGTTAAACAAATGCCAAAGCTATATAGCTAGAACTATAATAGGCTTAAAGACTGAGTTAAAACAAAAATTTTTAGACTTATTATCCGAAGAGGATGTTATTGACTTATTTGTAGAATTAAAAACCGAATACTATAACTATAAAGATTTTACACAATGGAATTACTAGCACAGGATTTTTACTTTTATAACAACGGAGTTTATAAAACAATTCAAGAGTTGTCTCCTGACGGCTGGTTTACAGACTTAAAAAAG